GGCACTTGTTGATATAATAAGGTATTTTGTGTTAATTCAGGATAATCTGCTTCATTTTCAGTTATAAATCTAGATAAACGATCACTATAGTATTCAAATTTATTTCGAACACTAGTACGTTTCATTTCATATCTTGTTTTATCTACTGATTCGCTATTCTCACCGCCTTGAGGCGTTAGTAATCCGTTATTTCTAGGTCGTATAAAAATTGACTCTAATGTTTCATAGTATGCCGCATACAACAACATGTCTTGTATATAATCAACTAATAATGTTTTATATACAGCATTTGCTGAATCATCCATCTCGTTATTCTTAACAAGATCAGTTAATTTATTATAAAGCAAAGTACCAATTACTCTTTGTAATTGTATATCTTGTGCTTCACGAATATTATTTTTTAATAAATCAGGATCTAGTGAATCATTTATATCACTATACTGCTTTAATTTTGTCCAAGATAGAAGTAATGTATCTGTCATCTTTATTCGTTTATTTCGTCTACTTTATCATCCATTTCAGCTACATCTTCTGTATCTGCTTCCTGTGATGTTACAACTTCTGTTTCATCATCTTCTGCTTCATATAGTGGGTTTTTCTGTACTACACCTAATGAAATATCTTCATAATTATATCCTAAAAGGTATTCTAAACAACTTAAAATGGATTGTTGGTAAGGTAATACAACTGTGTTTAGGAATAATCTATATGCTGTTTCTATTTCTTCAGCATTATTACCTAAACCTGTATTCTCTTTAATCCCTAGAAGTGCCGGGCTGGTGATTCTATGTGCTGTAAGTATCTTCTGTGACACCATATCATTTATGGTAGTATAATAGCCATCTGCTCCATTTTGAGGGATGGGAGTTATTACAGGAGCATTTTCAGGTGCATCCACATCGATATACATCAAGTTACCAGCATTATTGGTTCCGGCGTATTGCTCTTTCAACATATTCTCAATTGCCATTCTTTCATCATCAGTGGCATTGGTAAATGTTGTTATGCTTAAAGATGGTGTTAAACCATTTTTAATGTTGTTTATATGAAAGTTATCTACTTCCTGATCTAAGTCAATTACTTTAGTAGCTCCAGCATAATCAGGTAATGGATAATATTCTTTACCTGGTGTGTAGGGTTGGTGAACATATATCTGCTTCGCTTCTTCTTCTTTTTTTAATGGATTAAAGATTGGTAAATAAGGAATATCATTTAAGTCTATTCTTGTAGTACCTGTGTAACTACGCTTCCAATCATTATATACGAAATATCCTGGACATTTACCTCTATAATCCTTCTCTTTTGCTCTTAAAAATGAAAAGTCAATATGATATAATTCTGCTATTCTGCTTCTATCTCTTGACCAAATTACTTCTAGAGCGAAACCACCAAATAATTTATAATCTAAAGCAATTTTGTTATAAATGTCATTTAGTGTTTCTCCTGCTTTATTTGCTGAATCTAATACTGATTCGTTTTCTGTAATTAATCCTTCTCCCCTTATACCTTCTACAACTGCGTTTACACATGAAGCGTGTGTTGAAGAATGGTTATATAAATCAATTAAATAATTAGGGTATTGGTTATCGTCCCCATATTTAATGAACTTTTTATCTTTTTTCTCACTACTATATCTTTTTTGATAAGTGTCTTTCTTTATAGTAGCAAATTGTATTTTATTTTTAGCCATCGTATACGTTATAATATGCTAACTCTTGATTTTCATATTTGTATTCTTCATTATAATCACTTCCAGTTACAAATACTCTTTCTTGTGCTATTAATTCTGCTCTAGTTAATATTTGAGCTTTTATTCCTGCCCATGTATCTTGTGTTTCATTCCAAATAGTATCGGCATTAGACCAATACTCATTTCCAATATTACCATCCCATTCAAATAATGCTTCAACCCATGATGATGTTGTTGCAGCCCATGAACCTGTATAAATTAAGGGTTCTGGTAATTTCGCTTCATAAATATTAGCATCATAATGCCCTGATGCGGTAGGTGCATTACTTCCAGAGGATGCTATGAGTAACCATCCACCAGTATATCCTGTTTTATTAGAAAAAATACTTCCAGTAATTGTTCCTCTATAAGTAGAGATACTAGAAGTTAAATCAATAATTACGCTTCCAAGTGATGAAGAAACATACTCATCTGAAAAGACAGCTGAATTGTTATAATAATCTAAACTGGATGAATACTTTAGTTTAATCATATCTTAAAATAATTAGGATAAGGGGGTTGTTTAATTTAAATACAACCCCCCTCCTAAATTAGACTTTTTAGCTGTCTATATCGATACCTGTTAAGGCACCGGTCAATGGTTGACTTACTTCACAAGCAGGAAGTGGTTCCTGTCCTGTAAATGTTAAAGTGTATCCATTCATATCTCCAAACGCAGTTCCGGTAGCTCCTGAACCACCTGATAATGATAAGCCATTTTGTTGGCCTAAATAGAAGAATTTACCTGAGGTAGAATCTTCACCATTATTGGTTTCTACAATAATCTTCAATGCTGGATTTTGAGCCAGTATTTTGATTTGGTTACGTAATGATGATTCCATTTTGTGGAATGGAGCATTCACTACTTGTTCGTAGAATACAGTTCCGTTCTCTAAAGAAGCGTTGATTGTTTCTGTATAATCTCCAGTTTGTCTAGTCAATTCATATTTGTAGAATGTTCCAGATCCTGAGATATCAGTAATCAAACCAGCGTCTTCTCCTGTTAGCCCTGCTACAGAACCAGAAAGGATGTAAATCTGTTTGATACCTCCAGTATTGTCTCTACAACCTAAAGTATATCCTGCTGTAATATCACATGCCATAATTTTTCTGGTTTTTTAGTTTGGTTAATATTATGCTAAATCGTTAGATACGAAATATTCTGGGTGACCAATTTGTACACCTAGTTTGTTACGTAGTCTATATTTTAAGCTATCGCTGTTAATGTCATACCACAATTGGTAATTAGTAGTATCTGATACTAGATCAGTTCCAACGAACATATCGCTTGATGGTCCAACAATTACTCTTTCAGAGCTTCTTAGTCCATATGTTCCGATAATTTTTACGTTTGGATATCCAGGTAGTGGCACCTCATAGAATCCACCTCTTGCTGATACAGTTGTAGGATCAAAGTGGAATAGGTTTTGTGTAGTTAAACCAGAGATTACTCTTTGGAATACTGATGTACCCATCCAAATAGTTAGATCTTCTGAATCTAGTACGTTTACATCTACTTGTCCTAACATTGAAGTTAGCTGAGTGTATGCAGTTGATCCAGTGATTGCAGCTGCTCCATCTCCTGTAGCTACTACTACACCTGAAGTTGATCCACTGATTAGTGCTTTGAATCCGTCTGCTTCTGCTACTACATTTGAGTTAGCGTCTGAAGATGATCCAGATACTGAGTTCCAGATGAACTCGTCATTTTGTTGTTGTGCCTTTTTAACTAAGTCAGAAGTTAAATCATTCAATAGATTGATTGTTTCTTCGTAAGAACCTGCTGGTAGAGCAGATACTCCTAGATACTTTTGAGTTAGTGTTTGTAGGTTCCACTGATCGTAAGCAGTACGCTTAGTTACAGTAATGTTTCTTTGAGTGAAAGCTGCTGATCCTGATGCGGTAGAAACTGAATCTCCTCCTTGGAAGAAAGGTGTTACAGAAATCAAGTTAAGAGGCTCTTGGTATTTAATACCCTCTTGTACTTGTACATATTCTGTTGTATTTCCTTTATATACAGTATCTAATACAATCTTTCCAGCCGTTTCATTGTTGAAATCGTTAAGTGCTGATACGTTTAAGCTCATTTTTATTTAAATTTACTTGGTTAAAGTTTGTAGTTTTTCTAACATTGCGAAATACCTTTTATCATTTAAGGCTGGTACTTCTTTGGCCTTATTGAAATTAGATGATACTGTAGATTCTTCAGCTGGTTCAGATGCGAATGAACTCATCTTGTCTTCCATACCTTTCATCTTATCTTCCATTTCTTTCATTTTCTCCTCTACTATGCCCATTTTTTCATCTACCACTTCGGCGATTACTTTAATGACATCTTCGAGTTCCATTTTCTCTTCTTTAGCGTCTTCTTCGAAAGCCTCTTCAGTTGTTTCAGTTGCTGATTCTTCAGTAGCTTCAGTTGACATTTCTTCTGTCACCGAAGTCATTTCTTCTTCTTCCTCAGCTAAACCTTCACTTCCCTCTCCTGCTTCGTCTGGGCGCTTCATACCTGTAATGATGCTACCAGCATCTAGGGTAATTGACATTCCAGATTCTGTGATATGATCTCCTTCAGGAGCATCTTTTTTTTCACCGTCTACTTCGACGAATACTTTATCACCTACAGCAAATTCACTATCTTTATCGTTGGTAATTTTAGTACCATCTTCTAAAGTAGCGGATGCAAAGTTCTCTTCTACAACTTCAGAAGTTTCCGCTTCAGCTACCTCAACAAGATTAAAATGTTGTTTAGCTAATGCTTTAATTTCTTCGTAAGTCATGTTAATAAAATTAATTGAAAATTAATATAGTGTAGAACTATTCATCGATCAATATCAACTTCTCGTAAATCCTTTGGTTTTTTTTAAAATTGTTGTATATTTATGAATATAAGGCAGGACGCTTTATAAATTAAATAAACCTAATATGAAAAATTGTAGAGAATGCGGTACCGAGCTGATAATAGGTACAAATTGGACTGAAAATTCTAAGAAAAAATCAGTGTACTGGTGTAAAACTTGTAGAAACAAATATCAAAAAGTATATGATGATGCTAGAAGTGAAGATAAAAAAGAATATCTTAAAGTTCAAAATAAAAAGAACTATAAGAAATTAACGAAACAAAACGCTATACTAAATAAAAGTATTCCACCCGGTGTATATTGTATAAAAGAAAAGGGCACCATAGTATACATTGGTTCTTCCGTTTCTCCCTATAAACGTCGCTCGTGTCATTTTAGCGTAAATAAGTTTGGTGGCCAAATAAATAATTCAACTGTAGCAAAAGCATTAGCTGAAGGAATTGTTAAACGTAAAGATTTAACGTTCGAATTGATGGAACCAATAGATGATTATCGCAGCAGAAAAGATAGGGAAATAGAGCTCATAAATCATTATCAACCACTTTTAAACACTTATTCAAAATAATTTGGAGAGGCAGGAAACTTTATGTATATTTACCCCATAAATAAATAATTAAAATTAAAATTAAAGGTTATGACAAATTTAGATTACACAAAAGAAGATTTTATCGAGATTATCGATAACAAACTCAAAGAATACCCTAATGATAAACTACACACCATATATGAGATGTGTATGGATAACGATTTAGACGGAATGTTTGACGATTACGAAAATAACGCATTTAGTAAAGTATTCGATAATTATTTAGATCATAAACAAAT